GATAGTGTCTATAAATACATATGTCAAATGTAATTTATTTTGAACATCATGGTTCTTATTTTTTATGAATGTTCTAATCGATATGTTAGAATTATGTAGAGAATTATAAAAACTACTTGATACATATGTATTCAATTTATTACTCCATACCTTGTATAAACCTTCAATCGCGCGCTTATTAGTATATACATCTAACGTTACTTCATTATTTGCTAATTTTAATAAAGGCAATGCTAGTGATGGATTCCTCGTAAACCAAAAATTTAATGGCACCTGTATTTCTCTCTCTTTAATACTCGGAGTACTGCTCGCAAATGTAGATACTGGATAATTAATATTATATAACTTATTATTAATAAGTGTATATTTTGCCTGAAAACTATAAGGTGCGGTATATTCCGCAACATTACCAATCAACTTATTGTATTCTATTCCATCTTTATTAGTTAATTCATTCCAAATATTCATCCAATCGCTATATAATGTTTCAATCGTATTCCCATCTATCAATAATTCAGCACGATCTATATAATTATAACCTATATTTTCAACCCATCTAAATCTTAATTCATTGTTAGAATATATATTAGGTATTTTAAATGATAAATACATATTTGTTAATAAATCTGCGCGCCTTTCAATCTTATATGTCATTTTTACATTTTGATAAAATCCACCACTCGCATTATTTATTGGAGGAGTCTCATAGCTATCTAATGAAAAGTTTGTGTGTTTTTTATAAACGTACTTGTAATAATTAATACACGGATTAGTTGTTATATATTCATCCATTTGTCCCGTTAAAACCAGTTGCATTAAACCGCCACCCATTTTATTGTTATATTAATACCTTAATAATATCTTATATATTATTAATAAATTTTTCTAAATCAACATATGTTCTGGCCCCCTCATATGATTTAACCATTTTATCATTGTTATCGGATTTATCTATAAGTAATATTGATGGAAACCCTTGTATATCAAACTTTTTAATTCTGTCCATCTTATCTTTCATGTTATATTTCTCAAATTTACACTTATCCGAATTAGCGCTCTCTAATTTTTCCCAAATACCACTTTTACTGAATTCATCACAGTGACCACAACCGTCCATGTAATAATATTCTAAACTATATTTTTTATTATTGTTATAAAAAGTTTCGCATATATTCTTACTGTTTAACATTAAAACAAATAATATTAATACAAATGTCGCTAAAATAATATATTCAATCTTAAATGTTTTTTTCACCATTTAATATATACTTCTAAAATACTAACAGATTATTATTTATTACAACATGGGGTATTAACTAAATGACTAAAAAAATTATTACCATTATTATCAATAAATTTTTCATAATTAGTTTGTTCTATCATTAATATTCTGCAATCTAATTTATCATAGTTTGAATATTTATCTTCATTTATCATATATACGGTATTATTATTATTTTCCAATAAATATTTATAAATAGCCCCGTTTTTTTTTAAACCATAAACTATAAGAGTTCTATATACCGATTGATTCTTATAAACCTCTTCTAACTTGTTTACAAAATCACTAAACGATTCAATGCTATTTATACCAAGCGTCATTTTATATATAATATTAACAATGCCTTATGTATTTAATTATATAAGATTATTTATATAGTATTATACATTGCAATGAATGATAGTATTATTAAAATAGATATAGCTTATTTTCAAAAGAGATATGATCAAATTGAGGAAATACCGGAAAATATTAAGAATAAAGCTATTGATTTAAGTGAAAATTATAACTGTTTTAAATCCTATTATGACCCTAAAATGATATGGGCGAAAAAAGTTTATAATAAAAAAGAAAAAACAATAGCTCCAAAAAATAGATTTCATATTATAATTCCTGATTTTACCGATAATTCATTATTGAAACGTAAAATACTCGGTTTACTTAATAAAATAACAACCAAAAATAAATTATCATTATATGATAACATTAAAGAAATAATTAAAGCAAACGATAATCAGAATGTCATAGAAATAATATGGGAATATATTAAACTAAATGAAAATGATTTATATAATAATATATTGAGTTTCTTTGATAAAGATTTTTCGGATAATTATATAGATTCTAAATGGAAAAAATATATAGAATTGCGCGAATGGGACCCACCTAAATCATTTTATGATAATGATATACTATTACTAAATGACGAATATGATTTATACTGTGACTATGTGAAATGGAAAAAAAATGTTAATAATATTAACAATATATGGTTGAAATTTAAATTTAAAGAAATAGAAACCTTATTGTACTCATTATTAGATTATACAATCGTAATTATAAAAGAAAATAAGGTCTATAAGCATATCATAGATATATATTTAGACCAAATATTGAAAATATTAAGTGTAACAAAAACACCGGATGTTATTAATAAAATCAGAGAAATAAATAATTCAAAATTTAATAGTTCTACAAAATTTATAATATATAATATTTTGGATTTGGAAAATAAATAATTTCTATATTATAATATAGAGTAAGAAACATAATAAATAATATGAGGGAAGAAAACAATCTATCTTTTTACAGTAGCTTAATAATTCAAATGATATTTGTTATATTATTATTAATAATATATACATATTTATACAAGTTAGAAAATATTGGGTGCGAATGTTCCGAACATCCTAACAAAGATTTTATCAAGAACTTTACTATAATAGCATTAGTATATTTCTTAGTAACTGCATTTATTTCGCTAAAATCCGTGGCGAGAAGCATGGGTAGTGTATTTGTACAATTAGTTGCTATCGCGACTTTTGTATTCTTCTTACTATTTGTGGTATATATTTACTACGCATTCGATTATGTTAACTATTTAACTAACGAAAAGTGCAAGTGTTCCGAAGATATGACCAGAGATATAATCGCAATCGGCACTATGATATCCCTATTCTTATTCCTAACCCTATTATTTACAATAATCATCATCCCTATACTAATAAGCACACTAAGCACCCTTTTAAACCGCATCGAGGTTTTTGAAGATGAAGTTGAACAAACTATCCGTAACCCAATGCGTACCTTTAAATCTACCCCTGATAGAATCGCTAAATCCGCAAAAGATATCGGTGCTTTTGTTAAAAAAAGCGCTAAAAAAATAACCAATGTTCGTAGAAAAAGATAAATGAAACCAAATTATTTTTTTATATATTTAAAGTTCTAGTATTATCCTTTCTTTTTCCTGATTTTTTTAATATCTGAATATCGGCTGTATCCTCTATTATAGATGTTATTTCTTCGTCACTTACAGATAAAGTTTCTATATGATTATCTATATCATCCTCTACAGATATATTATTATGAACATTATTAATTATAGATTCAACATCATCAACCGGTCTATTATTAAAATTACTTTGATATTGGGGCATTTCTGATGAACTTGGTCCACTATTCAATGAACTAAACAAATTACTTACCATTCCAAATAATCCCATATTATCACCACCCATTCCCATATTATTTGATGCCGGTGCTTGTGTGCCACCTCCACCCATCATATATTGTTTTGTAGCCGCATTTTGAAATTGTTTCATCAATTCTGGATCTGATTTTAATACATTTTCTACATCAGGCATGGGCTGTTCTTTGAACATTCTACTTGTTAAATGAAACATAAATGCACTTCCAGACAATGACATAAATAACCTTAATTCTGGTGCCATTTTCTTACCAGATGATTTGTATTTATCATGCAATTCCTCAAAAATATCATCATAATCATTGATATTTTCATTCACTTGTTCTGACCACCCTTCTAGTTTTGCCGAAAATGGATCGTATCTAGAATTCATATATTCCGCACCAGATACAAGAGCCATTAACATCTTCTGTTGAAATCTTACGCTACCATCTAGCTCTTTTTCTCTTACAATACGATTATATTCCGATTTCATTTCTTCTAAATCAGAATTCATATTGAATTTAAATGGTATCTTAAATCCCTTAGATTCCATTCTCTCAAATTGATATATTATCTCTCGTTTTTCATTTATCTCATTCCTAATTATATCCTTGGGACTTAGATGTTTCCTTTTTATTACCCTACTTTCATCGCTACCAGTCGTTGACCCATCGCTACCACTTTGTGACGAACGGCTACTCGCACCACTTTCACTTGTAGTGTCTGAATTATTATCTCGACCACTTTTTTTCACGCCATTACCTTTATTGTTACGACTACTCGCGCTACTAGCACTACTGGCACTACTCGCGTTACTACTCCCAGAAGTACTATCCATATCGTCATCGCGATTTATTTTTTTATTTTTATATATGTTTTTCATATTTTTCATATATTTTGCTTTATCATAATTGCTATTTCCAACTGAACTTGCACGCGAAGAACGCGACGACATTGATATCACATCGTCGCTTATTTTTTTTCTATTAAATAAGCCATCGTCTATAAACCCCCCCTTATTCATACCATTATTTTTTGGTATGTTGAAATTAAAAGAATTATTATTGAAACTTTCTTTGTTTAATTCTATTAAATCATCACTTTTATTGTTTAAATTTGATATTAATGACATATTATATATTATCTGAGTTTCAAATGTTTATATATTTACAATAAAATATAAATATATTAGAATACGCGCTTATTTTTTTATAAAATTAAGCCAACACTTAAAAAATATTTTACCTGTTCTTAATATATATTCTGGATGAAATTGAATCCCTAAGATATTATCCTTTTTATCATGCACCATAACTATTTTATTCCCCATCCGTTTAATAACATTAAAATTATTATTAATCCTTACGACATAATCTTGATGAAAATATGTATACTCTAACTTTTTAACATTAAATGGTACCGTCATTTTCAGCTTTTTTGTATAAGTTTTCATACCTTTTTTAAAACTTTTAATGTTACTTCTACTTGTTTTACATGCTAAATATTGCATACCATAACATATTGCTAATATTGGTATTTTATATTTGAATACAATTTTTGGCACCAGAGGAGACCCTTTCCTTAATATAAAATAATCTGACCCACTTATAATTATACCACTTATATTGCGTTTTTTTAGTACTTTTTTAATCCCCGCATTATCATGATACCTTTTAATTATTAATTTTGCATTATTCCCAATCGCTTTCCTATATAATTTATGTTGCTTTTTCCAATCCCATTTATCACTATACATTGATATTAATAATATATTCATTTTTAATATAATACATTATAATTATCTAATGATTCATTTTTAATATTTGTTCTTATATAAGATACTGCCTGTAAACACGCATCACTTAAATCATCTTTCTTTTTATTATTTACAAAAATATCTTTTAGTCTCTCATTATCTTTAATGTAATTTTGGCATATATCTATACTTAATTTCTTATTATAAACGTATTTACTTCTTCTAAAATTTTTGGCATTCTTTTTTCCTTCACTTTCGTCATATGTAATATCGGGAACATATTCATGCGTTTTTGATTTTAAAGATGCATTAACTAATACTACATTATCCACATCCTTATCCCAGTGTTTTATTAAATTGAAATAATTATATATAATGTGCTGTATCGTTTTCATAATACCATTTAAATTGGATGGCTGATTCTCTATTAATACATAGTCTATCATATTGATATTAGCCTCTTTTAAAAACCCCACTATAATATCCATTTCATTATAAACCCTTTCTGATATATCATCAATCCCTTTTAACTCTTTTTTACTTTCGGCGATTGCTATTATTCTCCAATCCAATACTTCTATTTTATCTGTTTTTTTAAGAATACACAAAGCTAAATTCTTAATACCAATATCAAAACTTATATATATCATTTTATAAATAGTTATATTAATTCTTTATACTTTTTTGTATTGATCCAATAATTGTTTTATTATACTCCTTTATATTATGATGTTTTATCAATAATGTAAGGTCTCTCCAAAATGTGTCATTCGCATAACTACAATTATAGCTATTAATACTTTTATGTTTTTTATATAACCACTTATATATCCGTTCTTGCTTTTCTTGGTTAGATATTTGCTTCACATTATGCATTCTTTTTTGTATTATCATTTTTGATAAAAAAACTTTTAATTCTCTACATTTTACATATTCTTTACACGATATACCATGCCATAAATTACTAAACTGGATATAATTATATGTTGGACATAATAAAAAATTATCCTTATAATCAACAAAGGTTGGGTTATTATCAATAATTAATAATTTTTTACTTATATCATATGTTTTTCCCACCTTCATGGTTTTTAATAATTGAGGCATAATTTTTTTAATTGACTTTTTAATCATACCATTTTTATCAACAATACAATTATCGCGCGTAAAAATAGGTCTATTGAACTTTATATTATTTTGTTTTTCTATTATTCCTATTTCCTTATTGGCCCATGTTTTTTCGGATGCTGTATACACAAATATATATGAGT